AAGCAGTGAAGCCATCTGTGTGAAGAAGATGCAGATAGTATTGCGTGATTACCCATTGCCAAGAACCTCCGCATCTTTCAAGATGTCAGCATAGTAGGCCTTGTCAACTGCACTGAGCTTATCCGCATCATACTTTCCGATAATAGCTCTGACTTCCGCCGTAAAACCAAGCTGGCTTTTTTCGGCAAGGACCATACGCACTTTTTCAAGTGGGATATCAGGTTCCTTTGCTGTTTCCGACTTTGTGGCAGGTACTTCTTCAGGTGCAGCATCATTTTCTTTCATTGCCTTACAAACCACTTCTATGCTGTCTGCAAGGCTTCGCATATCACTTACCACGTCAAGCAGTAACTTTACTTTGCTCAAGTTCATTTCCTCCTTTCGTAGTCTCACAGATAGCAAGTTCCTGGACACTATCTCCTGGAATCAGAATTGTTACACGCTGTTTATCTCCAAGGAGGAAACGTAGAATGCGCTCCCTTACGGTGACATTACGGCAAGTAACGATTCCGCCTGTCTGTGGCATTTTTGAAACACTGATCTTCAGGTTGTGTTTCATATCCATCACCTCTTTCTGAAGGGTTATTATTTGTGCCCCTCTACCTGGTAGCCATGAGATGAATGAAAATCTGACGCTTTTGTGAAATTAAAAAAAATAATGCCCTCAGAAGTTTTTAATCCTCCAAGGGCATGATGTTTAATTATTCAGTTTTGATAAAGGCATCTGTAAAACCTGCAGCTTTTACTCTGGCCAGCATAGCATCAGCATTAGATTTTACGCTGTAGGCCCCGACCTGAACAAGGTAAAGCTTTTTAGTTGTAGGAGCAGGAGCTGTCAGTAGCTTTTTAACATCAGTCCTGAAAGTATCCATACTCTTTCCATGTCTCGAAAACCAGTGCCTAGGATCACCATGATTACTGGCGATTTTCTTTTGATAACCTTCGTAGTGGCCGATGATGTCTTTTTCAGTCAGGTTATAGAGTTTACAAAGATGTGCGCAAAGCTCTGTGGCTTCTTTGTAGATCGCGTTGAAGTAGGCTGCATCGGACAGGTTGTCTTCACAGATTTCAAATCCGATATGACTATTGTTTGCCTCACCTCCTGCATGCCAGCCTCTATGATCCCATGGCAGGGTTTGATAAGTAGCGATAGTGCCATTCTTTAGCTTTCCGATAAAGGCATGAACACAGACTTGTCTACAACTGGGTCTATGCTGATTCCAGTGATTGTTATACTGGTTCACTCCTAAGATGCCATCATCTGGACCAACATATCTACGAAGATATGGGTTATTGGCCCCCGTACTATGGACCATGATGCCTTTGGGCTTGATTTTCCTACCTGCTTTATAGCATTCATTTTCCGTTAGAATAAGTTTTTTAAGGTTCATTTTTCTCCTCCTCAAGATGGCTAAACATTACTTTGTTCCATCCTTGTCTCCACCATCTTTTAACTGTTCAAGAATCTCTTTGAGTTTCTCAGGTACAGGAAGTCCGATTCTTGTTGAGTTTTCAATGATGCTGATTCCTTCGTTGGATAAATAAAAGAAGATAACAGCAGTCCTAATGGCACCACCATCTCCGATAATGTTCTGATCAATAATGTGGGCAATGCCTACAAGGGAGAAGATCACCACTTTCTTGAATATGCCCCGAGCACCTACATCACTGGAAAGATGCTTTTCTAAAATAGCGCACATCACTCCAAGAATATAGTCAATTACCACAAAGGCGATCAGGGCATATAAAAATCCATCGTAACCTCCGAGAAACCAGCCAAGCCACCCACCAATGGCGGCAAAGACCATTTGAATAAAAGTCCAAATATCTCTCATGTAATTTCCTCGCTTTCATTTAGATTTATATATAAAAAGACGCCCAGCTAAAGGCGTCATAATCTGATAGAAATGGGCTAAATTAGTAAGGCGCATAGTAAACATAACCGCTTGCCTTGGCATAGAAGCCATCACCTGGAATGTACATGGCACCATCGAAGGTGTCATACTGACTTGTGGTGAAACCCGGCTGTTCAACTCCCTCCCAGTAAAGACCATCATTAGAGACGCAGAGCATACTCTCTTTCAGAAGGGCAAACTTTCCCCAGTCCTCCATCCAGATGATGTTCCTTGGATTTGGGATATTGTTGTTGGCCAGATCCCCTACCCAGGAAAGATTCGTCTCTGTAATCTGTGTGGCATCATCATTCATCACGCATAGCTTTACGTAGTAGGTGTACTCACCACCCACATTGGTGTAGTTGAACTTCATCACAAAGAGGACATCGTTCACAGACCTGATAAACATATACCGGGTGTCATTTAGATCTTCTGCAATTGTAGTTGTCCATAGACCAGGGCTGGATGAACTGGCCCTTGCTATGGATTTATCTCCACCAACCACACCGACAAAGTTTCCTTTATGGGTGGTCAAGTATTTAAAGATCGGTACCGAAGTTCCGTCCGATCCAACCAAGGTCCAGGCAGTTCTTTCCTCAAGGGAGTCGAAGCTGTAATAGACCGGTGACTTGTAGTACCACCAGCTGACGATACCTGAACCCCTGGCCATATCATAGGCGCCACAGGTCATGGCGTTATAGGCCCCAGGGCAATACCCAGCATTATGCCAAGTGATACCATCAAAGGAAGCGATGACATTGGCAAGGCCCACAATCTTGGCAATGAACACACCGTCTGCAGCATAGAGAATCTCCGGCTGGCCATAAGACCACCAAGGAACGCTGACAACGGTCCACTGTTTTGTAGTCTTGTTCCAGTAGGACATATATGGAGTTTTGGCATAGTAAACTGCGATCTGAGCGTTGCCATTATCATAAACGTTGATTTGCTTCTCACTGCCATATTGGGTGTAGCCAAAGTTGTTATAGTATTTCTTGGTCCAACTCAAAGTGGGAATGGTGAAGAGGACCTCGCCCCTGCCACCAAAGGCCGTCCAGATGGCCAAAGTATTATTAAAAATGTGATCATAGCTCATGGATTCAGCCCCCCTTTATACTTTCGTTACGCTGGTGATTCTTCCACCACTGTCAACAGTGTAGTTGTATGTTGCTGTTGTTCCATCCGCATATTCGATATAAAAACTCATCATATCCACGGTTAAAGTGGACACTTCCTTTAAAAGAAGTTCAGAGAAAATGTTATCGAGGGTGATGCTTGTAATCCTTCCACCGCTATCTGTAGTGTATTGATACTGGGCATGATATTGATGGGTATCGCCCTTCTCTACTGTGTAGGTCACATCAATGGTGGTTTCATTCACCACTAGATTGGAAACGATGGTATAGGACACCCCAAGATCATTGACCTGGGATTGGATGTCATCCACTGAGCTTCCCACACTAGAAAGAGAGCTTTCTATCCGGTAAAAGGTATCTGAAATACTTGGTCTATACCTACCTACTTCCACCCGGATGTTGTACCGGTAGAATGGATTGTATTCCAAGGAGATGATCCTCGTCTTCACATTAATCCCTAAGGGGTAGAAGATAATGTGTACATTATCGCCCACAGCCAGATCCATTAACTTGAAAAAGGAAATGTCATAGGATGAAGCATTCTCCCTGGAATCATGGGACACAGCCACATTGGTGACATTCTTTGAACCCATCACCGGGATATAGTCAGTGGAACCTCTATGACTACGAATATTGATTTTGTAGCCATCGTACTCAATCTCGCCACCAAGGATGGCAATGTACTGCATGAGTGCAGCTCGCCTCGAAACCTTCTGATTTATTTTCATCGTGATGCTTTCGGAAAAATCCACCACTCCAGCAGTAAAGGGAGTGCCCGCAAGGAGCTGAGACAATCCCGTAGCTGGATCTCCCGTAAAATCAAACTCAGTAATGTTGTACATCTCGTGATTGAGCAGGTAGGAAACATGCTCGCACAGAACTGAGCAGGTAGGAAGGCTCCCTTGAATTGATTTACCGATCTGGACAATTTCAAAATATTGATTATCAAGTTTTGCTATCTGCTTAGTTTTTAAAGCCAATGCAGACTTTGCCATAACAGTAAATGAGAGGGTAAATTCACCCTCTAAGGTTTCTCTAATATTTGAGCTGATGACTTTCTTAACGGACTGAATCATGGTTGCTCCTGCGTAAATTTCAATCAAGGGATCGCCTCCTTTCTATTAACTTCCTGCTACACCAAGGTTTCTAACTGTGACCGTATTTTGGTTCCACTGAAGCTGTGCAATAACTCTTGTTAGAATATTACCGTCAATGGTAAGAGGGATAGTTACATCAAAGACTGCTCCGTCAGAACCACCAAAACTTCCAGTGACTTGAGAGTTCAGATCCAAATCAAAGTCTGTAGGAATAGCTCCCTGCATATCTTTTTCTACATCACCCATGGCTTTTTCGAAGCCCTCTCCAATACCTTCACCCATGTTGGCACCAATGCCTGCAAATACCTTTGAAGGAGATCTAATACCAAGAACCTTCTTAACGCCACCAACGATCCCGTTGACCATATTTTTTACTTTTTCACCAAGCCAACCAATCATCGATGCGATACCGTCCCATAAACCTCTGGCGATGTTTCTTCCCACTTCTAAGATTGATGGGATCCCACGGGCAAGTCCGGTGACGATAGACATGATGATTTGGGGCAATTGAGCCACGATCTGAGGAATGGCACGAATAAGTCCCATACCAAGCTGAATGGTCAGCTGAACTCCCGTTTCAATGAGCTTTGGTAGATTACTGGTGATGAAGGTAATGATGCTGTTAATAATCTGAGGCAGTGATTGAATCAGAGTTGGTAGGGAGTTCAAAAGTCCCCTAGCCAAGCCGCTGATAATCTGAAATGCTGCATCTAGCACCAAATCCAGATTATTGATTAAGGTGGTAGCGATCAGAATCACTGCTTCTACGATTGAAGGGGTAAGTTCTGGTAGGGCATCTCCAAGGCCCGTTGCAAGGGTTACAATCATCACCAACGCCGCTTCCACCAGGGCAGGAAGATTGGTAATAATCCCATCCACCAACGTTAGAACAAGTTGCAAAGCACCATCTGTAATTTGAGGTAAGGCATCGATAAGGCCACCTACAATGGTCATGATGATATTGGTTGCCGCTTCAATAAGTGTGGGAAGATTATCTAAAATGCCACTGACAAGAGCGAGAATCAAATCAGGTGCTACTTCTGCAATAGCTGCTATAAGTCCAGTAACCACATCCAGAATTTGAGGAAGGATGACAGCAATCTGTTCAACCGTCTGCCTTGCACCTTCCTTAAGCTGCTCAGCGGCTCCTTCTTGGCCAGTGATAAGTCCCGTCAAACCATCTAAAATCATGGTAAAGCCAGGGAGGAGCTGTGATGTGATATTGTTTTTCACTCCGGCAAAGGAGCGGGTGAGATTGTCCATGGCGTCTGTGTAGTTCACCGCAGCATCCACAGATTCATCACTCATGACTAGCCCGAGCTCACTTGCTTTGTTCTTTAGAGCATCGGTGCTTTCAGCAGTTTGATTCAAAAGTGCACCAAGCTCAACTGAGGATGTTCCCAGTAGTTCATTAGCAATGGCCGCTTTTTCACCTTCATCAGAGATCCCTTGTAGACCTTTAATGGTCATCTCAAAGACTTCTTCTCGGGATTTACCCTCAAGGTCTGACATGGAAATCCCTAGTCGCTGAAACTTTTCTGCGGCTGAGGAACTACCGTTGATGGCATCGTCTACGGTGTTGTTAAGCTTCTTCATCCCGTTTTCTAAGGATGAGATACTGGCCCCGTTTTGGGAAAGAACATAATCCCACTCTTGATAGCCTTGCCTGGAAAGACCTATTCTTTGGCTGGCCTTATCGATCTCATCCCCTGCGGCGGCAGCATCATTAGCCATATCAAAGAGCTTTTTACCTGCGGTGACAGCAGCAGTTCCAATGGCAGCCATGGCAACGCCTATCCCGGCAGCCACACCTTTCATAACTGAACCGAGCTTTTCAAACTTACCACCTGAATCATCTGCCACTTTTGCAGAGTTTTTGATTTCATCCCCAAACTTGTCCGCTTCTTTACCTGCATCATCAAACCCATCACTGGCTGCATCAAGAGCCTTGTTGTTGTCATCCAGCTCTTTTTCCATTTTGTTTAGATCTGCATTTGCATTATTTAGCTGAATCTGCCAGGCTTTTGTTCGCTTGTCATTTTCCCCAAAGGACTCAGCAACATTTTTCAGGGCAGCTTCAAGGGTGGATACTTTGTTTTTCTGAGCATCGATCTCTTTATTTAAGACTTCATTTCTTGCTGTGATAGCCTTGATGGATTTGTCTTGCTTATCAAACTGTGAAGTAACCAGATTCATTTCAGAACCAAGCACCTTGAATGTTTGATTGATATCTCGAAGAGAGCTCTTAAATTCCTTTTCACCCTCAACACCTATTTTTAGGCCGAAGTCCGACATAGCATTCACCTCCTTTGGGGCATAAAAAATGACACCGGCTAAGGTGCCACTCTAAATGGTTTTGTTATAGAAATTCCGGTATTATTTCATCGATGTAGCGCTCTTGTTTCGGTTTCGATATTCCGGTAAATTGCTTGTGACATTCCCAAAGGTCCATCAAATAGCCAATGGGCATGAGCCACACTTCATCTTCTAAACGCCTTAAATGGACTGTTCCAAAGTAGATAAGTCGGGTAAAGACTTGTTCATCACTTACCCGACCACCTCGTTTTTTGAGTCGTCACTCTCCACATTCCTTTTTGTACCTTTCATCATACTGGCCATGATGGCGTTCTTGTAATTAGCCAGGTCAAAAGGAGTGGTAAGAAGCTCAACTTCATCTTCTGTGAGAAGTTCTTTTTTATCGTCCTTGTTCCTAATATTGTGGATCAGGATGGACTGGTTTGCCAAAAGGGTGATGAGCCACACCACCTCCTCGAGCGCCATTTCAAAGTTCTCAGTTTTCATCAGCTTATCGCCTAAATTCTCAAGACCACCATAGCGTCCCGCAATAGCCTTAGTTGCTTTGGTGGTAAGAATCAACTTAAACTCCGTACCACCAATATCAATTGTGGTGCTTCTTTCTTCAGCGACCTCATCAACCTTTAATTTTTCATCTGTCATGCTCAACCCTCCCATTAAGAAACAACAACAGTAGCCACTGTGGTCGTAACGTTTTCTGCACCACTAGAGCTTAAGACGCAGTAGTAGTAATAGGTATCTGCCAAGAGGTCCGTTGGAATATCAAAGCTCGCAGAAGTTTCTCCATTGATAATAGTACCGCCAGTGGTGCTATCGATGGTATTTTCATACCACTGATAGGTTACAGGGTTTGAGGTGTTTGAATTTGCCACAACAGAGAGGCTTCCAGAAATGCTTCCTGCTGTCAATTCAGTTAAGCTTGCTGGTTGTGTTGCGATGGTTATGGCTGGGGTTACGGCTGTAAAGTCTGGTTCATAAACGGATGTGAACCAGCTTGTAATGGTTGATGCCGCTACACCATTATCTCCTTCAGTAACTTCCGCTTTCCAAGGATGTTTGCTTTCTCCGTCTAGTTTGTTTCTTCTAAAGACGGTTCCTTCTATGGTGGGACTGCTAAAAGTAATGGAGTCGCCTTTGGTGGCAAGACTTGTGGCAGGAACAGAGAAGATAACCCTGTAGAGCCAAAAGTAGCGATATTTTCCATTGGCCTTCTTGGCACGAAACCCAATAGCCACCGGCGACCCACCATCTTCACTTCTTGAAACAACGACGTTATTGCTGTCGATTTTACACCCTGTCAAATCCTGTGCTACCAATGATCCGATATCATCAATGCCCAGTATCAGGGCACCACTCTTAAATTCTTTTACCACCTCACTGGCCCCGTCATCTGCGTAGAGAATGGCTTCAATGAGCTCAATGCTCAGCTCCGCAGTCATGGCTTTAGCCAGTACTTTAGGTGTTCCATAGGTCTCAATGCCGTTTTGATCTTCGGTGATCTTAGCATAATATAATTGATCCAAACCAATCGTTGCCATTTATTCTTCCTCCGTTTCATATTCTTTCATTACGTCGATGGCGTAATGATGAAATTTCGTGTCGTGTTCGTAACCTACATACTGCCTATCCGTTATGGTCATACCACCTGCTTGCAGAGCCTTTGTCAGTTCCTTTTTTCGCTTGTTGTAGTTCTTCTTTGTAAAAAGAGACAGCCTTGCCTCTGATACAATCATATAGGCCTCGTTATCCGCGAAGAGATCCAGTCTATCTGACATAGGTGTAATGACCAGATATTCATCGGGAGGCACATCAGAGAACACTCCTGTTTCCACAGGGATATCAAAGGGAGCCAGTATGAGATTTAAATCTGCAAGTAAGCTCATAGCTTTTCAATCTCCTTATCCATTTCTGATTTCACGGTTTCAATGCATGCCTTCCGAGATGCGGACTTTGCTGGCTTCAAGAAGGGCTTAGGTGGCTGACCTGATTTACCGTATTCAAGGATATTTGCAATCTTCGCATTGGCATCACCATCATTTCGGGGTTCATTGAAACCAACCTTTATATTTAAGTTTCCGTTCTTATCCAGCTTTGTAGGCGAGAGGCCCAGTGAAGAAACCAGTTCACCGGTAGAACGACTTTTTTCTTTGGTTTCGTTCCCAATAACACCTTTAAGGTTGGCTTTTACTTTATCCAGAACAACCTCGCCGCCAGCTTCTAAAACTTTCGAGACAATCTCATCGGTCTTATCACCAAGCTTTGTAAGCTTTATTAAAAACTCATCGGGCATTCGCATGGTTGCCTTAGCCACTTGGAACCACCTCCTTGGCCAGCACCTCAATGTACATTCCACGGCCTTTCACATCTTCAACGGATGTGATTTCAAATCTTTTATCACTATGGATGATCACCATGGTTGTTGTTATGGTTATACCAGGGATGCAGCGAAAGCGAAAAAGGTCTGTGGCTTCTGAAAAGGATGCTCTGTTTGCCCATTTTTCATTGCCATGCCGACCTTCACGGTAAGCTCTTACAGAAGCTATAATGTTATCAACTTCTGTTTTAAACCCTTCAGGGTCTTTAATGGTGACGCTTTCTACAATATCAATAAAGGTGTTCATTTTCCCAAAGCTCATATCTACACCTTCCAATCCCGATCAAGCCGCAGCAGGAGATTGACTGTATTCCACACCTGCTGTCCAGCCTGAACATTATCTGAGAAAAAACCACCGGTGCTGCCGTCCCTGGATTCATAAAAGTGGGATGACAGCATGATGATGGCTTGTTCTGTGGTGGCCGGCATAACTGCTTCCACGTAGTGGTTTTCAGGAAGATGCTGATAGCTTTCGGCGTACCGTATGGCAGCGGTAATGTACATTTCTAAAAGTTCATCATCAGCCGAGTGATTAAGAATAAGATTTGCTTTTACTTTTTCCAGCAGTGTCATACCGCCACCATCCTTTCGTTAGTCTGAAATCATAAGCCCTGCAGCCTTAAGTTTGGTGAGGAGGGCATTAAAATCCGTCACCAAATCTTCTACTGTGGCGGCAGTGCTTGCAGTTTGATTGTCAAGAACAGGGAGCCCAGTAACGACCGCCCCTTCCTTGATTTCAAGAGTTCCTCCAATGACGGTTTTTTCACCGCCCTGTTCGGTATAATTCTTTGTGTTATAACTCATTGTGCACCTCCATTACGCTTTCTGCTGAAGCACTTTGATGGCTTCAGGTAGAATGAGCTTTCCATCCACACGCTGAGTTGCAGCAAAACCTACCTGGCCAGTGGCTGCATAGAGCTCATTAAGTCTCTTGAACACTCTGCCCTGACGATCCGCCACCCAGTAGTAACCAAAATCACCGAAGATGATAGACTTTGCAGATGCAGCGATGGTAGGAACATAAGATGAAGTGTAAACAGGTCTATTCAAAATGGTATCTGGTGTTCCAGCCTGAAGTGATG